TATATACATTATCAATACGTAATGCCGCGTCAGCAGGTTTAGCATATAAAATCTTATCAGCATTAGTGTAATCCCATGCTCCATCTTCTACAGTGATATAAGGTAAGTAGCTATCAGCAACATCACCCTTATCACCCTTCTCTCCAAGACACTGCCAATAAGATTCAGATTGAGGCTGTCCAGCAGGGGCTACGCCAATACATGCGATGCCATCAATTGTATCAAGATTGATATTGATATAAGAAGCTCCTTCAAATCTTACAATATCAAGATACGTATATTCAGTAGTATCATTATAATTACCTCTAGGTCTTGGACGGTATACACCCATATTCCAATCAGCCATAATTATACCCCCAATGCAGCATCATAATCATTGCATTTAACCCATAATCTAACAATAATATTAGATTCAATTTTAGGCATAATCATAATATTCTCATTAGCAGTTGGGAAGAAGCATTTACTATTTTCAGTACTTGATATTCTATTAATTGCAGTAGCTCCAGTTGGGATAGCTACAGATTGTGTGCAGAAATTTGCTTGAGTAAATGTAGTCGAATGCTCTGTACCATCATTATATTCTAATAAGTATGGAATATTGGTATCAGAACCAGCAATTAAACCAGCATGAGGCAGTAAACCCCATGCAAATGAATCTGTAATTCTAACTTGTTCATTTTTATTAGTAAAAACAGATCCACCATTGTAGTAATAAATTAAAGCATATAAATCATTATCGCGTTTTTGTGTGATCCAAGAATATCCAGAAGGCATATTAAATACAGGAACTAACTTTGAACCTCTACCTTGTTTTAGGATTACATCTTGTTCAAAATATGGTAATTTTACAAGGCATTTCTGACCTTGATAAGCTGCGCCGTTATTAATATAAGTAAAAAGATCGGTAATGCTTTCAAATATTTCTTTATCATCAAAAGGCATTTTATTTAATCTATGAATACCAGTAGGGGTATCACGATATACAGTGGCCATACCTATATTACCTCCTTATTAATAAATATAATTATAAGAATGTTTTGGCTATGAAATATGACAAATAAATTTCCTGTAGAGCATAATAGCTCTACAGGAGTATTTTTATTGTTCAGTTTTGTCCTCTAAAAGTACAAATTCGCTATCATTTTCAGCTGCTAAACTAGCAGCTTTAGCCTTTTCAAGCTCAGCAGCTTCCTGTCCAGCTTTCATTGCATCATAGGCCTTCTGCACAATAGCAGTAATTTCTTGCTCAGAAATATCAAGATTATACCGCTCTGCAATACCCTTAAGCTGCTTTACAACTTCTGCCATACGTTGTGCGCCTGTAGCATCCTTCATGAAGTAGTTTGCCCAAGATACAAACTTATCAGCATAATTAATAATGATATTAATCTTTGCAGTGATATCTTTGATATTTTCAGCAGTCATATTTGGAGCAATGAATTTACCCCAGACGTATGCAAGAACCAGAAGAGCAACTTGCACAATCAAAATAATAAGATTTTTATCCATAGGTGTCCCTCCTAAAATATAGTTTATTTAAATGTAAATTTATCCAACAGCATTATTATTATCATCATTATTCTTGTTAGTATTAATATTAATATGAAGACCTCCTGATGTGGTAGGATCATCTTCATCATCCTTCAGGAATTCATTAGCATCAATATTAACACCAGCAGCATTAAATATATTATTAATCTTATTAGATAAATCTTCTTTTAATTCATCTTTAATCTGATTATCAAGATTTTTATGCTCAGCTTTAGAATCGAAATAAGCACGAATCATATATACAAATGCAACCCCAAGAATAGTTATACATAGTTGTGTACTTAATCCTTCAATAGTTTGCATTTTATCCATAAACGCAAGTACATAAGTAAGCTGCAAGTCTATAATACACACACCAATAATAATAGCAACCATCGTCTTAGTAAATGTATTAATCTTAATACGATTCATCTTATTTCTAAATTTTTGTTTTTGAGTTTCATCCCGTAGCATATCATTATATTTTTCCTCTCTACGGTTATACTCTTCTAATTCTTTTTCATTTTGAATACGCTCCTTTTCTTCTTTAGAAAGTTTCTTCTTCTTATTAAATAGATTCATAAAATTCATAGAAAAGTAACCTCCAATTATTTTAATTGTTTATTTAAATGTCAATAAAAAGGCCTCAGCTGAACATTTTGGTAATTATGAGAGATTATGCTCATTTTTAATATTTATTAAGGAGGTACAAACTATGTCTTTACAAGACCAATTTGATATGAGCCGAATTCCTATAAAACCATTACCTTATTTAAATAAAGCAGTTGCTCAAAAAGGCGAGCTAATGGTTGACCATGCTGGTCCGAACCCTACATACCATTTATATATAGTAGACCCAACTGATGCTACTAAAATTATTGATATTACAAGCTTCCTTGTAAAAGAGGCTTTTGGTAATAGCATTACTGTAAATATCGAAGGTATAGAAGAACCAATCTCTTTACATGAATTAATGAATTTCATCTATAAGAGATTTACATATCCAGATGATCCAAATGGATTTAATCCAGAACGAGATAGATCTAAGATTCTTGATCCTTCAACACAGGTTGTTCTATTAAGAGATATAGATGGAATTTGCTATTTACCTATAACTAGAGCAGATTCTGTATTTGATGAAAATGGTAATAGTATTCAAGAGCGTCTTGATTCTATTACTCGTCTTGGCTTTGCTCATGATTATCTTCAAGTTGAAGTTGATGATCAGCAGATCTTTGAAATAGAGTATCCATTTGAAAATTATACTCAAAATGGAAACTATTTTGAATTAAGAATCGGTACTGTATTTGTAGATAAATCTCGTTACCAAGTTATTGATAAATTTGATGAAGATGGTAAAGCATATGGAGCAACCATTACATTCTTTAATGATAAATTTGAACGTAATCGTCGTATTGATATTCTATATATCTATAATGCAACAGGTCTTCTTGCAGGTGAGGCTGCAATTAATGGTGGCCAGATTGCATATCATTCTATCAATAGTTCTAAGCTTGAGAAAGTTGTTAATACATACAATCTACCAGATGAGACTGCATTGGTTAGCGCAAAGGCATTATATGATCTTTATAATGAATTCATTGCAGCTATTAATGATACGAATGGATCATCTGTGTATTGCTTAGATACTTCAGATGCGCAAAATATTATTGATGTAAATATTAGGCCTAATAATATCTTCTTAGGTTCTAAATATATTGTATTACACGTATTAACCAAAACTGAAAAGACTTCTAATATAGTTTTAAATGTAATGCATGGTGATAGCTCTACTCAGAATAATTCATCATTCACTATCAATGTCCCAGGTGGTGTTGGTGCTGGAAGGATGATGAGAATTTTAGTAAATTCAAATACTTCCAGAGTACTTAATATCACAAACTATTATACAACCGTTAATAGGTTCATATACACATGTGTGGATCAAGAGGTTGTTATTCCATACAATGAATTGAATTATAATACAAATTCTTTCATCAAGGTTTATCGTAACGGCGTAAGACTATTTGAAGATCTTGATTATTCAAAAGATTCTATTAATGAAAATATAACTCTCTTTGTTCGTACAGAAGAGGGAGAAAGAATTGTATTTGAAGCAGAGAATGTAGAGTTTTAATGTCGGAGGTGAAATAAATAATGCCAAATAATTTTGAGTTTCATTCAGAAATTGATAAGATTACAGAGAGGGAACTAGTATACGATATTGTAGAACGTATGTCTCTTGGTAAAAATCTATCTGAAGGCACTAATATTTTATGGAAAGCCGGAACTTTAATCACAGACATGTGGAAAAAGTTAGCATATATGTTACCTCCATCTATTACTCTAAATTTTCTTAAAGTAAAAGTTGGCGTAATTTCTATTCCGGCTGGATCTACTTCTGGTGCTGTTACCATTACAAATATTGAAAATGGTAGTATTCTGTTAGCACAATCTCAGCAAAATGGTAGTGATGTAAAAGAATGTATTACCGTAGTTAGGAATGGTAATAATATTGTTTGCACAATGTCTACCGATATAGCATACACACATAATGAATATATTAAAGTATATGCATATTAAATAAAAAATAAAATACCCCGTGGGAGCAATCCCACGGGGTAATAGTATTGTATTAAGAATACAGTGTATAGATTATAGATATGCTTTTATCGCGCTTACTAAGAATCTCAGTCGGGAAGTTAACAACGCTAAACGGCCTAATCTGCTGAAGTACTTCATAATCTTTAGTAACCATATTACCAGCAGCATCAAGCTTTGTTCTGCTTATTGTCTTAGTCCATGCGCTAACTAAAGATAGCTGATTAATCTTAGCGTCCTCAAGACCACTATGAGTTAAGAAGAATTCACGGCAATCATCATTTGTGATCTTAAGATGAAGTTCCACATAAGATTGTGCCTTATCAGCAGAAATAGAATTATTATAAACGCTTTCTGCACTTACA